ATGCTTGCGCCGTGGCTCAGTACCTGACCCAAACCGTGCCACGGGGTTTCACCCACATAAGCCATGTTTGCGCGGTTGCCAGTCATATCGATTAAATGTGCCATGATCGTATCTCGCTTTTAGGTTTTAGGTTGGTACAGGGTGAAGATTAGCAGAGTGTCACGCTTTGTCTAATACCGTTTGTCACTCTTTCTCTAAAATCTTCTGCGCCGCGTGATAGCCGATCTTCTTGCCGTTGACGTAGAAATCATGCCGCCATCCGGTCGGCCCACGGAACACGGCCACCAGCACAGTGTTGGTGCCCGTCTCATGCTTGGCCACGCGGCGACTGCTTGCGCGGGCCTGTGCTACCAGATCGTCGATGTTCATCGTTCTAGCCTCTCTCTTTCCGCTCTGATTTTGATTAGCAGTTCTTTAAGCGACTCACGCTGCATCGCCTCGGCCCGGTCGCGCCATTGATCGCGTTCCCACTCCAGCCATTCTATCCGCTTCTGCATAAGCCTGACACCGAGTAGCACCCACGCTTGCCAGCTCATTACCATACCCTCTTTGCTTCTTGCGCTTGTTTGAGTACGTCGGCGGGCAGACGGAATACGATAACGCTGTTAAAGCCCCCGGTATATTCGATCTGGACGACGTAGTCCGCCCAACCAAGTTGGTTTATCCGCTTGGCGCAGCCGTGCAGATTGTCGCCAAAGTTCATGGTGTACAGGACGTTCGCGCTCATGGTATCAACCTCATGCGCGCTTCAAAGTCCGGCACAGTGCGGACGAATAGCTGGCCGGTTTCGGCGTTGGCGTACACCGACACCATCAGCCCGCGCAGCGTACCGGCGCCCAACGCCATGCCGATGAACTCATATTCACCGCCTGTGCCGATGTAGGTATAGCGCTTGGCTGCTTTCTTGTCGTTCATCGCCGTGGCTCCGAAAACGCGCCAAAGAACATGATAAGACCCAATATGGTCATGATGATTTGCAGTGTCAGTTGCATTTTAGTACCCTGCCCAAGCGCGCAGCGCTTCGAAGTCATAAAAGTATTTAAACCCGCCTGTCATGCTGTTGCGGGCGACGATGTAGTTGCCATCCTGGTCACGGCCGATTGATACAAACCAGTCGTGTTGCGATGCCCAGGCCATGTGGCTGGCGTTCAAGGGGGCATGGCTGAGTGCTTGTGCGTTCATGATTATTATCTCCTTGCTCGGTGCTTGTGTTGCTCAATAGATGAACTTGGTTGGCAGACTGGCACAGACGGACGACGCTATACTGCCCTGCATCTGTGCCGACGCCGTGTCGTCATAATCGATCATTTTGCCTGCGGTCCGCGCTTGCGTGACCTGCCAAGCGTACAAACTGACAACGTGCCCGGTCCTGATGTTGGTGAAGACAACCAAGCGGTTGCCTGACTTGGCACGGCCGCATACTTCATAAATCTCGCCACCTTTCAGGGCATCGAAGTTGTCAGTCATGCGAACGGTTGTGGCTTTCATGTTCTTAACTCCCTTGCTGTGCTTTGGTGAAACCGCGTTTCCACTCTTTTGCGGCTGCGGGCTGGAAGCGATACGGACAATCATCCAGCGTTAAGCGCGCCTTGGATGAATGGTATCCTTCGAAATATTCTGTACTATTCATGTAGGTGACTCCTTGCTGGTTTTTGATTGGTACAATTTGAGAATAGCAGCGTGTCACGGTTTAGCCAGCGCCGTTGGTCGCCTCGAATTTGTCATACCAGTCGTCCGGGTGTGGCTTGAAGCGGTCATAATCGAGCATTTCACGGAACCGCGCTTCCAGCACAGCTTTGACATCGTCGCGTCTGGCTATCCTTGCGTCCCAGGTGTCTTGGTCGTTCAGCTTCATCATGGGTACTTTAAGGACGTGTTCCACGGTGGCGCGCAGCATTTTATAAGGCTTGTAGTCAGCGAACCCCAACGAACGGATGCGCAGTGTATAGAGGTTCGCTGCCCAGGTTGCGTACTTGATCAGTTCGATATGGCAGGCAGGATCAAGCAACGCGCATAAGGCCATCGCATCATCAAGGCCTAATTCCAGCTTCTTCACAGCTACGGCCGGGTATATTTCTTTGGGCAGTCGGCGGTAAAGCTTGCGCAGCTTGGTGTAGGTTTCACGGGTGCGCGGGTCGTAACGCATAGCGGTTGTACTCACGGCATGGAATAGCATGGTGCTGACCCCTTGGTTTATGGAAGGCTGAGCTTAGCACAGAGGTGGAAAAATACATATCTTTATGGGGTTATGCGGTTATGGTTTTGGATCTGGATTTGGCTGAGAGCACCGAGATAGAGGGGCTTAGCACTGCGGCATTCAGTAATACATATACCCCTTTATATTTATACAGAAAAAAGGGGATTGTATACAATGTACAAAATGTACGGCCGGATAGAACACTGTCGCCAGCTGTATGTTTGCGTATTAGAATACCCAACGCGCCGCTTTAGCACGGTGCTTACAGCGATTCCATACGGTTCCCCTAGTAACGTGCCGACTTAGCTCTATAGCATACCGTTCGTCGGGTATTGAGTTAAATTTAACTTAAAATTAAGTAGCCAAACCGTAAACGCTTAGCGCTTAGCCCTTAAATTTAACTAAAGCGCCGATAAAGCTGTGCCGATTGCCCTTAAATCCTGGTAGCTTTATCCCCTACCCTACGCCATGATGGCGATGCGTGATAATCAGAGCGGCTTAAACTTAGGCTGTCACGCTTTCACCATCCAGCGTTTAAGGGCTTCCAAAACAGAGGTCCTCCCCTATAGCCTTAGTGAGTGGAACCCACCTCGAGGGACGATGATCTAAGTGCGAAGCATTCGCGATAGGGTTTAGATTGGTCTGAGCTGGGGGCTGCGGATTCGGGACCGTACGCCGGGGGTATCGTCCTTTTGGTCGTCAGAAAATAATTGAAAGACTCCAGAGATTTCAGATTTAATTTACAAAAACTTAGAGTGATAATCGAACTCCCCTTATCACGCTTTCTATAATCCGACCGCCTAGACCGTCCGTCTATTTCCCCTGAAAATTTTTCCACAATAACCAAATCGTGATAAACTCACACCCATGCAACCAACGCCAAGTGCCCGCACATGCGGGACCCTACCCAACCCCAGCAAAGCGAGACACAAAATGGCAACTCTTACCGCACTGGTCACCGCCGCTAAAGCCAAGTGGGACGCACAGACAGGCGAACGCAAGTTCACAATCACTGTGCTGTTTATTACTGCCATGACCGGCATCTGGATTTTCTTCAAGTGAGCCTGTTCGCCGCCTTCTGCCTCGGGGTCATAGCCGGGGCGGTCGTACTCGCGGTGCTATTGCTGACCATCGTCTACAAGAAAGGATAGTCGCCATGATTTACGATATAGGGATGGGTCTGTTGTTTCTGGCCATCATGATTGCCTGCATGTGGGGTGGCGCTCGTGACTGACATCTTCGACCTGCTGACCACGGAAGAGGGTTGGCGTGAAAAACCCTACATCGACAGCGAAGGTTTCCCGTCCGTGGGCTTCGGGTTCCTGATCGGGCCGAAGGGCGCACCACTCAGCCACTACACCTTCAAGGTGCCGCGCACGGCCGGTGAAGTCTGGATGCGTGAGCTTTTAAACGAGACGATCCATGACATGCAGTACACACCCGGCATAGGCGCTGCGTTGGCGTACCTGGCCAAGATCGCAGGAGGCAGCATGATGCAAGACGCTCGTTGTTCGGTGCTCATCAGCATGGCGTATCAGATGGGCGTTACCGGGCTGGCCGGGTTCAAGAATACGCTGGCCTACATCGCCAACGGGGACTTCGAAAACGCAGCCAAGAACATGCTGGCCAGCAAGTGGGCCAAGCAGACACCCGACCGCGCAAAGCGTCATGCCGAGCAGATGCGCACAGGCCATTGGGCACCGGAGTATCAGTGATGAGTGACGACAAGAAAGTGACAAAGCTGTCCGTGGTCAAGCCAGTCGCCACGGAAGAAACTACGCGGCAAGTCATGAACCGGATTCTGGAACAGCTCGAGGCGAACGAGGCCGCTGGCCTTAGAATCGCGTCAGGTATCGTCACTGTTCTATATGATCAGGGCCGGATGGAAATGTTTCACTTGGGCAAACAGCAAAACTCGTTGGAAGACCTGGGCATGTTGCGGTTGGCCGAAGAGTTGATCATCGAAGAAATAATGTAGGTCGAACACGATGTTAAAGACCTGTAAGCTGTGCCAAACAGAATTCGAAGGGCGAAGTCACGCTCAGTATTGCTGCAACCAACACCGCTGGCAGGCAAACTCGAAGGAGGCTTACGCCATGAGGAAGAAACAACAGGCTGAGCCGACTAACCCGGAGTTTCCGCCAAGCAAGACGCTGAGCGGCGCGGGGGTGCGGCGCAAGGGGGCCAGAGGGGAGAACGAGGTCTGCAAGATCCTGACACGCATCGTGGGGACGAAGCACGTCAGGAATCTGGACCAGACACGCGAAGGGGGCGGCGACGTAGCTTGGGGTCCGTTTCTGTTAGAGGTCAAGACCACTGAAACGGTGAGCATGCCCGCGTGGCAACGGCAGGCGATAGCGTCCGCTGAAAAGGGGGGAGACATTCCAGCCGTGGTATGGCGCCGCAAAGGCGAAAAGTGGTGGCTGGCAATGCCGTTTGAAGAGTTCGTGACGATCTTTGAAACGCTGCGCCTGGGGGCAGAAGCGGGGGTGAAGAGTGAGTAAGGAAGACAAGGGGGTGCAGGTTGAGATAACGCTGATCGGTACGCTGGGGCGTTCGATTGAAAAGCGGCTCGACCCTGTACAGGAGAAAGTCAGGGAGGATCGGGAAACCGGCCGCAGGGAAGCGGCTGGCTTTGCCAAAGAGGCGCTGTATGAGGTGGTGGCGCTAATGCGGGTCACCACTGACCCCAACGTCAAGTTGAAGGCGGCGAAGCTGATCATGGATCGCGGATGGGGTCAGACCAAGGCTCTCACCGAGGAAGAAAAGAAAAGCGCCGACGCGGGTACTATCCTCGACATTCTGGCCAGCGTTTCGGCTAGCATGACAGCCATCGAAAACGAAGCGACGGGCGTTAAGCAGATCGCTTCCGACAACGAAGAGGAAGACGACAGCTATTTCGACGCTGACGCCATTCTGGTTGAAGCCGAACAGGAACCGCGCAATGGCTGACTCGATTATCTATCAAGGCGACAACGAACTATTGCAGGCCCGCGCCCGCGCCACTATCGAGCGTTGGCGACGATACCCGGAGATATACGTCCGGGATGTGCTGAAAGTGGACAAAATCGAGCCGTGGCAGTTGCACGGCCTTCGCGCACTTGTAGACCCGACAATTCCCAACCACCTATCAGTCAGGTCCGGCCACGGCGTGGGTAAGTCTGCCTGGCTGGCGTGGTGCATTCTTTGGTTCACGTCAACCCACTTTCCCTGCAAGGTGCCCTGCACGGCGCCGACCTCTCACCAGCTCGAAGACGTATTGTGGGCTGAGCTGGCGCTATGGCGTCGGCAGATGGGCACCAAGCTGTCGGAGTTGTTCGAAATCACGTCTGACCGCATGTACCTGAAACTGGCGCCAGACGAATGCTACGCCACCGCCCGGACGGCGCGCAAAGAAAACCCGGACGCACTGCAAGGGTTCCACTCGACCAACCTGATGTTCGTGGTAGACGAAGCGTCTGGCGTGGACGACGTGATTTTCCTACCGCTCGAAGGTGCGTTGTCCACACCCGGCTCTAAGTCGATCCTTTGCGGAAACCCGACCAACACCCACGGCTATTTCTTCGACTCGCATCACCGCAACCGGGCACAGTTCCACTGCATGGCCGTGTCGTGCAAAGATTCGAGCCGCGTATCCCCCGACTACATTCTCAAAATGAAGGCGCAATATGGCGAAGAGTCGAACACCTACCGCGTACGGGTTTTGGGTGAATTCCCGCTTGAAGGTGCTGACCTGCTTATCCCTCTTTCCATTGTCGAGCCAGCAATTATGCGCGATGTGGAACCAACGCCCGTCAAGACCATTTGGGGTGTTGACCCGGCCCGGTACGGCCAATGCCTTACTGGTCTGGCCAAGCGTAAAGGCAACACACTGTTGGAACCGATCAAGACGTGGGGTCAATGCTCGCTGATGGTGACGGTCGGCAAGATCCACCGCGAGTATCTGGACACGCCGTCCGAGGAACGTCCGCACGAAATCATTGTTGACGTTTGCGGCCTCGGTGCCGGTGTCGTGGATCGTCTGGAAGAGCTGGGCCTGCCAGTGATAGGGATCAACGCAGGTGAAGCCCCACCACGCGCCGAAGCGGGCCGACTGTCGCGGATGCGCGATTGGCTATGGTGGCAGGCACGGGAATGGTTCCTTAGCCAAGCAGTCAACATCGCCAACGACCAGTATCTGGTGGGCGAACTGACCGACGTTCACTACACATTAACGTCGAACGGCAAAATCGTTGTAGAATCGAAAAAGGACATGCTCGACCGTGGTGTACCTTCACCCGACCGGGCTGACGCATTCAACTTGACGTTCGCCGGGTCCGTAGCAACCACCGACGAATATGAAGCGAAAAAACAGACCCGCAAACCGAAGTCCCGTAAAGGGTTCATGGCCAGCTAAGCCGGAGATATCGAAATGTCGGATGACGGCGAAAACATCAAAGACGACAACGAGCTGGTCGAATGGGCACGGCACAAGGTCAAGGAACACCGCGACAACAGCAGCGAATGGTCAGACAGTGCTATTGCTGCATATGCGTGCGTAGCGGGCGACCAGTGGGACGACGCCACTAAAAGCCAGCTCGAAGCCGACAACCGCCCTGTGTTCGTGTTCAACCGGGTAGCCGGGTTCATCCGGGGTATCTGCGGTCTGGAAACGTCCACGCGCAACCAAGTGCAGTTGTACGCCCGCGAAGTGAACGACTCGGGTGTGACCGAGGTACTGAATGCCGCGATCCGCTACGTCCGCGAAGGGTGTGACGCCGACGACGAAGAGTCGGACGCCTTCAAGGACATGCTTATTTCCGGCATCGGCTTCACTGAAACATTGTATACAACCGAGGAAGACCCGGACGGCAACATCATCATTGAACGGGTCGATCCGCTGCATATGGCGTGGGACCCGTCAGCGCGTAAACGCGGCCTGGCCGACTCACGCTGGCGCGCACGTCACAAGTGGCTACCCATCAGTACCATCGAAGATGTGTGGGGCAAGGCCAAGGCTGATGAACTGACCGCTGAAATGGATACCGACTCTGACCTGATGGAAGAGTTAATGGGCACGCCGCACGATCAGACCAACGCCCACAATTACGATTCAGACCAAGCAGGCGAGACGAAGTACAAGAACGGCGTCAAGGTGACACAGTTCCAGTATGTCAAGACCGTGAAGTTCAAACAGTTTTTGAACCCGCTGACTGGCGAAGTCGAGGAACTGGAACCGGCCGACTACAACAAGTTTGCCGACCGCATGGCCACGCAAGGGTTCATGCTGGACGCGACGGACGTGAAGCACCGTCAGTACCGTCAATTGATCTATGCAGGCTGTGTTGAACTCGAAGACGGCCCATTGCCGTGCCAAGGGTTCACATTGCAGGCGATCACCGGCATCCGCGACCGCAACAAGGGTATCTGGTACGGCTTTGTACGCGACTTGCTCGACCCGCAAGCCTGGATCAACAAGTTTTTCAGCTCTATGGCCGACGTTGTGGCCAGTCAGGCGAAAGGCGGGTTGCTGGCCGAGGTGGACGCATTCGTCAACAAGGACGACGCGGTAGACGATTGGGCTAACCCTCGTTCTATCGTCTGGCTCAAACGCGATGGGCTGGGCAAGATCAAGGAACGGACCAGCGCAGGCGTACCGGCCGGGATTAGCCAGTTGCTCGACTTCACCGTGGAATCGCTGCCCAACGTGGCGGGGATCAACCTCGAGTTCCTGGGCATGGCTGGCCGCGAGCAACCCGGTGTGCTGGAACATCAGCGCAAACAAGCGGCCATTTCTACCCTGGCCGAGTTCTTCAACGCCCTGCGCCTGTACCGCAAGCAGCAAGGCCGCGTGTTGCTCCAGTTCATCAATGAGTTCATCAGCGATGGCCGTTTGATCCGCGTAGTGGGTAAACAGAACTCGCAATACGTGTCACTGGCGCGGGCGCCGGACACACTGAAATTTGACATCGTTGTGGACGAAGCGCCAACATCGCCAGACCAGAAAGACCGGACGTGGCAGGCGCTGACCCAAATTCTGCCCATCGCGGCCAGCATGGGGCTACCTGTGCCGCCCGAGGTCATTCAATACGCGCCGTTCCCGCAGCCGTTGATTCAGGATTGGCTGAAAGCAGCGTCTGGCGATGGTATGACACCGCAGACCAAGGCGAAGATGCAGCAAATGGAACAGCAGTTGCAGGCGCTCCAGAAAGAAAACCAATCGCTCAAGACCAAGAAAGAAGAGTCGATGACCAAGTTGCAAATCGATTCCGAACTCAACCAACAGAAGATGCAGTTGGAACAGGTCAAGGCGCAGTCTCAAATGGAACTAGAACAGGTCAAGTTGCAGGCGCAAATGGACCTCGAACGCCAGAAGCTGGCCATGCAAATGCAGCTCGAACAGGAAAAGGCCGACACGCAACTGATGGTCGCGGAAATCCAGACCGCAGGCGGCGACGGTGGCGGCATGGCGGCGCAGGGCGGTGGGCAACAGCCAAGACCTATGGGGCTGACCGAAATGTTGCGCCAAACGCATTCGGACACGTCGCAGGCAATCAACGCACTGGCCGGGGCTATGGCTACACTCGCCAACGCCCACAGCGCCCCAAAACGCATTACAGACAGCAAGGGCCGTACTTTCACGGTCGATACGGGAGGAAATAACTAATGGCCATTCAATTCAGTGTTGCGGTCCGTAACGCACGAGTCAACGCAATCGAAGCAACCGTAGGCACGGCGCCGAAGTTGCGTATCCTCACTGGCACACAGCCTGACACTTGCGCGACAGAGGAATCGGGTACGTTGCTGTGCCAGTTGACGCTTCCGTCAGATTGGGCGAACGCCGGTTCGAGTGGCGCCAGCACCTTGTTGGGTACTTGGTCGGGCACAGCGGCCGCTACCGGCACCGCAGGCTATTACCGCATCGTCGATACAGCGGGCACTACCTGCCACGAGCAGGGCACCGTAGGCCAAGGCACTGGCGACCTGTCGCTGGATAACACCAGCATCGCCACCGGCCAGACAGTCAGCGTGACCACATGGACCACTACTGACGGCAACGCCTAATGGCCACAAAGCTTTACTTTCACGATGCGTCCAACGCGCTGTCGGGTACGTTCCCGACCGGCGAACAGTCGGCCGCGACCGCGACGGTAACAGCCAACAACTTCACAACGTCCATCAGCGCCACAACGCTGCGGACTATGAACACCACCAAGGGAACCACACAGGCCGAAATGGATGTGGATTCCCTGGCCAACACGTCGGCGCAGAATGCCTTTTGTGGGTATTTCTGTTCGCCTACGTTTGACGTAAACCAGACCGTTGGCACCGCTGGCCAGACTGTAACGCTCAACATCGGCAACCTCGAATCGAACTTGGCGATGAATGCGGCGGATTTGCGCTGCAACATTTACGTTTGGCGCCCATCGACTGGCGCCGTGGTCGGCACAGTAGGCGACCGGCTGGCCATGACAGGTGACGCGGAACCAAGCGCCGCCAACACGTTTAAGGCCAACAACTGCACCACCACGTCCACAACTGGTGTTAGCGCGCTGGCTGGCGATGTGCTGATTTGCGAAGTGTGGATGACCTGGACGCAAGGCAGCGCCGGGGCGAACGGGTACTCTTTCACATACGACGGCACCACCGAAACCGCGACCACCAACACCACTGTATCCAACCACGCCGCGTACCTCAGTTTTAGTTCGGACACATTAACTTTTGGCACGCCTTCGTCGTCCATCAGTTGTTCGTTCGGGCAGACCCTGGCCACCGTTACGCGGTCCGGTATCGGCGCGGTGGCGACAACAGGTACATTCAGCAAGACGTTGGGCACGGTCAGTCTGACCACAGCGGGCGGCGTAAAGGTCGTCGGCACCAAAAACGCGACACTAGCCGCTGCCACTCTATCCGGGGCGGGGACGGCGTTTTGGACCGGCACGTTTAACAACACGTTGGCCACAGTCGGGCTGACCACGGCTGGTGGCGTTCTTACTCACGGATCGCAAGCCAACACGCTGGCCACCGTCACCAAGACCACAGCCGGTGCCGTTTCCGTAACAGGCACCAAAAACGCAACATTGGCCGCTGCTACACTGACCGGCGCAGGAACAGTCACCACAGCGGGCGCGGCGGTCGGTACGTTCAATCAGACGCTGGCCGCTGCCACGCTGTCTGGCGTTGGTACAGTGGCGACCACAGGCACCAAAAACGCAACGTTGGCCGCTGCCACGCTGTCGGGGGTTGGAACAAACGTCACCCACGGCACGTTCAATCAGACGCTGGCCACCGTCGCGCTGTCGGGCATTGGGACGAATGCCACGCATGGCGCCTTGAATTCTACGTTGGCAGCGGCTACGCTGTCAGCCACAGGATTGAACAGCACACCGCTGACGCCGGTTGTTCACACTACAGACACAGGCTCAGGCAGTGGCGCAAGCAGGACACGGACCCGGCGCAAGTTCGTCATACCAACGGAGCCGGGGTTCGAGTGGTCGCAGGATAAGATTTTCGGTAGGGACGAACCCACACCAACTGTGCCGGAGCAAATTCCTCCGACACCAGTTAGAAAGCTGTCGATGGCCGAGGTGATGACCGAAGCCCGCCCAGCGAGTGGACCGGCCCAACTGCCAATGCCTGGAAGAGTGACAGAACTCGACCCGGCAGACGAATACAGTGACGAAGACATGATGATGTTATTGTTGCTGGCGATTTGATCCACACACGACACTAAAAGGCGGGAATAACATGGGTTACGACACATCGGAACTGTTCGGCGGCGAAGCAATGCCAGCGGATAGCGGTGCTGAAAGCACCATTGAAAACGAGTCTGAAAGCGATGCGGGCACGTTAGACGTACCGCAGCACGAAACGTCGGAGTTGGTCGAAGGCACCGAGATTGACACCGGCACCACCGAGGAAGTACCTACCGGCCGCAAGCAGCTTGTACCGTTGGGCGCGTTGCAAGAGGAACGCACCAAGCGCCAAGAACGCGAAGCCGAGTTGAACCGGGAACGCGAAGCCAACCGCGTGTTGCAGGAACGGTTTAACCAGTTCCTCATGCAGCAACAGCAGCAACAGGCGCCGCAGCAACAGCAGCAAGAGCAGCAGGTCCCGAACTTTATCGACGACCCCGAGGGCTACATTAAGGCCCGCGAAGCGCAGCTAGAGCAGCGCATGGCGCAGTTCGAGCAGTATGTGAACGGCACCGCTGGCCAGCAACAGGCGCAACAGCAGCACGTCCAGTTGACCCAACGAGTGACCGCCGACGAACAGGCGTTCGCCAAGGACACGCCGGACTACAAGGACGCGACTACGTTTTTCACCGAACGCAAGTTGGCCGAGTATGCGACCCTGGGCCTCGACCCAACCACCGCTTCACAGCAACTGGCGCGGGACTACACCGGCATCGCCCAACTGGCCTACAAGAACGGCAAAAACCCGGCCGAGGTCATGTACAACCTGGCCAAGACCTTTGGGTTTCAGGCTGGCCAGCAACAGCAGCAACAGCAGCAACAGAAGAAAACGCCACCGACCAGCCTGTCAAGTCTGGACGGCGTAGCCCGCGCACCGGACGAAAAAGGCAAGCTGACTGCGGCCCGCATTGCCGAAATGAACGACAAAGAGTTTGACGAATTCTTTGCGTCCATGTCGAAAGGCAGCCACCAGAAAATCAAGTTCTGAGGGGCGCACCATGTCAGCACTCGACGTTCAAGTGGGCGGCAACCACTACCGCGAAGGCGGCATTCAGCCGGTGCAGTACATTGAGGCCAACACCCTGTGCTATCTGGAAGGAAGCGTGGTAAAGCGTGTGACCCG